GGGCTCTTTTGTTTTCTTATCAATAACACGTTTTCCTTTTGCATCAAAGATACCTTCGTGTGTAATGTGATGTTCTTGGACACCGTTATACTGACTCACATTTGGAGCAATTAGCTGATAAAAATCGCTGTCAGTTGAAATGATTACATGTTTAGATTCTAGGTGCGATTGGATAAAGCCTGCAATAAGATCGTCTGCTTCTAGTTGCGGATGATGCAATACAGTGCAGTTGGTTTTTTCGTTGATAAAGTTTTTGAACTCATCAAATGCTTCCCAGAATAATTTATCTTCTTCTTGTTCTTTTGGTGTAAGTGCATCGCGGGTTTCTTGTCTGTTTCGTTTATAAGGTGTGTAAAAATCCTTACGCCATGAGCGACCTTCGAGGCAGAACACTACATGGCTACCTTCAAAATCCTGCCATGCTTTTTTAATTGAATTAAATGTGATATGGAATGCCATACCAAGTTTAATATCGCTAGAACCTTGGACAACGTGTCTAGCACGAAAGAATGTGTTGGCTGTATCAACCAAAATATATGTCATTTGTAATATTCCATATCTGCGGCAAAAACAAATCGGTATTCATCAGAGTCGATAATTCCGGGTCTATGCCATAGTTTACTAGGATATATGTTCCATGTCAAGTTATTTGGTCTAAGGTAAATGTAATCTTGTTTATTAACCCAATCTAGACAAAACTCTGTTCCTGCTGTATCTTGATTAGTTATCGAGTTTGGTATATCAACGTACCAAACTCCGGACAATGTATCAGTAGTGCCATCGTTATTATTTAGGTGATGTGTGTGCCAGTTATTATTTCTGTCTTCGACTTCTTTTTGGCTAGTCATAAAGCACCAACTCATTATATTTTTAATTTTAACTTCACCGCCGAGGAACATAAAACAACTATAGATAAAACTCTGCCGCATTTTAAGAAAGACTGTTTCTTTTCTTGCGAATAAATTTTCTTTAGTTTGAAATTTTGGACTGTTGGTAAAATAGTTACCAGAATCGATTATGTTCTTTACAACATTCTTTATTTGTTCGTTATCTTCTTGTTTGATTAAAGATGACCAATCATATTGATCAATATAATCATGGGTATCTACGACAGTGTACATTAAGATATCTCGGACTTGTCTTTGGTAATTTTGTTAACATTTATAAAACCTGCGCCACGGTTCATGTCTAAGCCTTCTTCGGCTAACATATTTCTTGCTAGATCCCTGAACCAACGATCTACAATTTCTTCTTCCGGGTCTCCGTCAAATCCATAACCAGATTTTTTAAGCTCAGTAATAAAATATTCATTCCAATCTAATTCAAAAAAACCGTTACGAACATTATCTTTATTGATTTTAGTATCTAGCACAGCCACCCAAGGCTCTCCTTTTTTTGTAGCACGTTCTTTGGGTGTAAGTTTAGCAAATACTTCTGCTTCTTGTGCTCGAACTGTTTCGGCTACAGCTTTGTCTCGAGCTTCTTGAAGTTTTTCTTTTTCTTCTTCTATCTTGTCAATACCGAATATTTTTTTTATAAATTTTTTCATTATGTACCCCATTCATTTTTAAACAATGGCACTTGCAGTCTATCGCTATATCGTAGTCCTGCCTTCATTGCTAATTCAGCAACCCTACGATTATTAAGAGTATAAACAGACTCTACGCCGCCAATAGGCATAAGGTAAACTGGCCCAGTAAAACCTTCAGCTCTATAAATGTCTGTGGTTTCAATAGCTTCCTCTGCATCTTCTTCTGTTGCTACTACAAACTTGAGATAAGTGTAACCAACATCCTCATAACTACATACTACATCCGGACGAATTGCTTCTTCTCTACTCTCTCCAGAACAGCTTAATTTAGCACTAACACTAAATGTAACTTCTCTGTTAAAATCAAGATTAGGCATCTGCCAACCAACGAGATAATCTTTAAATTCTTTAGATAGCTCTTGAGTACCGTTAGTTTCGAATGTAATTTCTTTTAAACCTTCCATCTTAGGATGGTTCAACAAATCGGGGTATGCACGTTGCCAACCTAACAACGGTTCACCGCCAGTTATTACCAAGTGCTCATCTTGCCACTTATTATATGGCAGGATCTCACAAATTCGTTCTGCGATAGCGTCGGATGTAAGCATTGGACTAAGATCTTTAAAACGGGGATCCCAACTAGCATAACTGTCGCAGCCAGTAGATACCAATGGTAATTCTTCATAAGTTTTAAAAGAATTAATTTTAGCCGCAATCGCTTCCACTTCATTGCTTAATTCTCCTTTAGGCATACCAAATCCGGCACACTTAAAATTACAACCAAATGTACGTAAGAAAACAGACGGAACACCCATGTACCGTCCTTCACCTTGGATGCTGTAGAACAGCTCTGCTATTTTAATTTTACTCATACACAATCGCCTTCAACGAATATTTTATTTTTATTATACTTTTCTTTATGCTCTTTTTCAAATTGTTCGACATCTTTAATAGCAGACTTTAGTGTTTCTGCATAATTAAGGGTCTGTTGCTTTGACATGAGAGTTGTAGTCTCTGCACGAACATACCCCCTAGTCCAAATTATCCATGTTAGTTTTAGTCTTGTTACAAAGCCATTAATGATATCTTTGATAGCCCAATCTAATTCTTGCAGATATGGGTTATTGATATCATATCGTTTTTCAATAGTTTGACTCCAGTAGTCAGTTTTAACAGTTGCATAGGTGTTTACACTAACGCCAGTATCATCTGCTTCTATTTCAACAGTTAGTGTGTGATCTGGTTGTCCGCAACCGCAAACAACATTATACCATTTACTATTGCCATAGTCATTAGTTTTCATTATACCTTCAGCTGGATGTTGTGCGTTCATGGTCTAACCTTAAATTGTTATGTTGAAAATATTGAATCCATTGTTCTAGTACTTCTACCCTTGCTTGTAACTGATCAATCTGTTCCTGTTGAGTCAGTAATTTTGATTCTTGATCCAAGTCAATTATCCAATTGAAAAAACTCATTAATGTAACTCCGGCATGAAATCGCTTAGATCGTTAATTTGATTTCGATGTTCATAGATGTATTCTACCATTCTTTCATAATCTTCTTCTGGCAGAATAGTCTTATATATTTCTAACCCTAACTTTATTAGAATAGGTGCAATTTCTATGGCTTTAACATCTTCACCTAACAATCGATCTGTTAGCGTCATAAATTCTTGATAGGTAGTAATTAAGTTTTTGTCACTCATGGATATCAAACCACTCGTCGACCATCTGTTCTGCTTCTTGTTGTGTAAGGGCATGAACAAATATACGAGCAAGTTCTCCTTGTCTATGCTGAATGTCAAACTTTACAACTCCCATCGGAATATTGTTAAAATCTCTTTCGACAATAAACTCTTTTAAATTTTTAGCACGGTCGATTAGCTGTTGTGTTAAGTCATTTGCAGTTGTCATAATTATCCTTAAAATTTAAAAATTGGCAATGTATATGTTGGATCCGTCCAACATTTTTTAGTGAATTGTATTTCTAATCTGCTTTTACTATTATAGTATCTAATCTTGAGAAAATTTGGATCCGCTAGCCCGTTTATATACCACATCTTTTTTGTTGGAACAAATAGGCTTTCAGAATATTTAGGTACACTATTTGTAATTTCAAAACAGCATAGATTACAATCTAATGATTCTTTTTCTCTTAAAATCCCAATTAAATAATATTTTGAAAATGAATGTGCTTTTTTAAACCAGCCATTTACGTACAGGTCCCATATTGCTCTTTTATCATTGTTGATAAAATATTGTTTAGCATTTTGATCAAAATTTTGATACATACTTGCTTCGGTGGTTTGTTTGCTTTTTTTATTGTAACTAACTGATTTTACATCACCACCGACACCGGGCGTAATCATAACGTCGATTAGGCTATGACCTGCACCGTTCCATTCTGCTCCAATGATGCTATCGGCTACAACATATTCCCATAACTCTTTTCCCATGCTTAACGGTCTTCCGAGAGAAATATGTTTTCTTAACGGATTAATAATTGCATTCATTTCTGATTGAAATGTAGAAACAAAGTTAGTTCCTAATAGGGCCGTAGTTTGTTGGACGGTCATTGGGACAATCATCTTGGTGCAAAATCCTGTTGTAATTTGATATTATCAAAGAATTCTTTTTTTGTGCCCGGATCATCTTTGAAGGATCCTTTTAAGACTGTGGTTTGAGTCAATGACGAATGTGCCATAATACCACGATTCTCACAGCATCCATGTACAGCCTGTACATATACACCTACGTCTGTTGCTCCGGTAGCTTTGGCGATCTCGCGAGTAATATCATTAGCAAGTTCCTCCTGGAGAGTACCACGGCGGGCGCACCATTGTGCGATCCTTGTGTACTTAGAGAGTCCAATGAGCTTGGAAGCCGCAATAATGCCAATATAGGCAACACCACTAACGGGCTGATGATGATGGCTACACATACTGCGAAGCTCGCTACGAACAACCAACATACCTTCGTAACGGTCCTGCGAGTCGTTTGGAAATGCTGTTGCGTCTGGTGCT